ATGGATTTTTGACTGATCATCAGAATCAATTTGCTTAATCTCGCCACCATTTTTCAAAAATTCTTCAATTGTTGTATTCACACCCCACCCCCTACACGCTGATCTGTCCAATTGCATTCAACTACGGTTAATCCACCCTGTTGAAAACGAGACCAAAGACGATCACCCAAGTCTTTCTGCAGCTCAGCTAATGTCAGATTAGAAATCAGCATGGTCGGCTTCATCCGGTCATAGCGTGCATATAAAACTTTGTGAACTAGCTCACGGCGTTTATCACGGTCATGCAATCCATATTCATCCAGGATCAACAGGTCATACTGGGTGAAATCATAAATCACAGATTTTTCTGTAGCGTCCGGCTGCTCCCATGCGTTCATGATTCGCTGTGCCAGGTCTTCGCTGGTGATGTAGCGTGCATACTTGCCCTTGTTGAGCAATGTTCGAGCTGTTGCGCAGCTGAGATGAGTTTTTCCTGTACCAGTAGGTCCCACCATCACAAAGTTGTTTTTATGGCCATTGATCATGTTCTTGGCAAAGGAAACAACCTGATTCAGTGCGTTCTGGTGTCCAGCGTGTTGAACGTTGTAATTCTTAAAACCTGATGTTGCATGGCGCTCTGGAAGCATTGCCCCAGCAAAGTGTTTTTCACGTACAGTGCGATCAATTTCAGCTTGTGCATTGCGCTTTTGCTCTTCCAGAAATTCTACGGCGCATTGTGGACATTTGTGGTATGGACCGGCTTGAACCATTGCTATTTTGTGCTCTGAGCAGATCGCGTGTGTTTGTTTTAATCCCTGAGTCAGCATCGACATTGCGTTCATACAAAGTCCTCCGGGATATGTACTGGTGAATTCACTGCTGCGTGATGTTGCGATGCTTGGTCTGCCCAAGCTGTATTCACATCCAGATTAGAATTTTGTTTTTCAGAAGACTGATACGTTTTTTGAGTGTATTTACGCTTGATCCACTTCACGAAGTTTGAATACATCTGGGTGTCTGTGATCAAGCCTGCGTTCAAACGTGGTTCGTAATGGGCATTCACTTCAAGTAAAATCTGATTCACCAGTTCTTGGGTCATCGGAGTTTCACCTGATCGCTGTAACCAAGAATTCAGAGAATGTAAATCTGGTGTCCAGAGATTCAATACCTGATCAACCGAATTTTCCTGTGCGTTTCTCTCTTTAAAGTTTTCTTTAAATGTTTCTTTAAGTGTTTCTTTAATAGTGCCCCGTTCAACGGTACTGGTCCCGTCACCTTTCGCGGTACTAGTCCCGTCCCGTTTGGTGGTACTAGTCCCATCACCTTTGAGGGTACTACCCTCATTTGGTACTAGTCCCTTTTCGCGGTACTGGTCAGGAGTAAATAAATATTCATTCAAACAGCCTGTTGTTCTCTCGACTTTGATCAAGCCAAGCTCTTCCAGATCGCGAATACATGACATAACCGTATCGCGTTTTTTAATACCGCAATATTTTTGAAATTGAGTGATAGCAATTGGATGGGATGCACGGTCAAATCCAATGGTTTGACGCATGACAAACATTAAACACTTAAATGCCTTATCGTTTAGCTGAGCCATGATCTGACCGTCAATTAAACCATTTGGCATCTTGGTGTAGCGCTCTTCTTTATTCGACATAGCTTTGCGCTCATTTTTTGGAAAATGAACTACTTGCCCTTGAGGTATTGGTGGTTCATGTGCTAAATTTGATTTCATATTTAAAATTCTCTCTAAGTATTTTGAATACAAAAAGCCTGATCTCAGAAATCAGGCTTTTTCTTTTTGTGTGAATTTATGCATTTGCTTGCTTAAAGCCATATCCGCTGCTTTAGCGTTTTCAATAATGCGGTTAAGAATTTCACTCGCTTCTGCATACTCTTGCGGTGTTACCATCCCATCCTCTAAAACCTCATAAACCTTTTGATTGGCTTTTCCAGTTTCAGAATTCATTTGAAGCAATGCTTCCACGATAGTCATCTGACGATGTGTGCCTTCTCCACCTGCCGGCATAAGAACAAAACCAAGCATATGAGCCCAAACTTTCAGAACTACCGGGTTTTGGGTCAAAAGCATGATTGCTTCAAACTTCTTAAGACTTGGATCATGGTTTTCCATATTTGGATTGCCATAGTTACAAATCGTCTTGTGAGCATCACCGGTGACTTGCGCTATGTCCTTTGGATCAAATCCTTCAGACTGATTAATCATCTGGTGAATCGCTATTCTCGTTTCTTTCTTTAGAATCATGTGAATCCCTGTTTTTGTTCACGTTTATTTGAAATACTTATTGCTTGATAATTGGTTTAAGCAGCTATTGGGGTCTTCTTTAGAAAGAAGTCAAAAAGATTTTTGTGGGATAGCTTGTTATTGCTAGCATCAACAATTGCCTGGATAGTTTCCATGCGGGGTTTTTTACGACCATGAATCAAATGCGATTCCATATAGCCGTAAGACACCCCTACACGAGAACAAAAAATATGCTTCTCATCCTCGCTTAAGGATTTCCAGTAATCATATAGGTTTCGCATGAAAATACACCTGATAGGTAAATTAATATTAAATATACCTTTTAGGTAAAACTTATTCAACCTGTCAGGGTATTTATTTTTTCTACCTAACAGGTAAATTTAGCAATGGATTAAATAATGGGGTTTGGCATGTCTGGTTTGATGCAAATTCATGAAATACGGCTTAAGAATGCTCGAGACTTAATGAAGGAGTCTGGGTTGAGTCGTACTGATTTTGCTGAAAAGGTGGGGCTTTCTTATAATTTGGTTAGCCAATATATCGGGAAGAACCCGACCAAAAATATTGGCGATGAGACTGCAACCAAAATAGAAGAGGCTTTTGGTAAGCCTAAGGGTTTTTTGGATCAGGCAAATGCCATCACCATGCCTTTAAGTGATATTTCAAATAAAAGCGGAATCCAAATTGCGCCCATTGAATTTCGTGGTGCCGAAGGAAGCAAAAGAAATAATGTGAGAATACCGGTGTACAGGGATGTAAAGGCTTCTTGTGGAAGTGGGATAGAGAATTTTTTAGAAGATCCAAGTGAATATTTAGACATTGATCCATCGCTACTAAGGATTTTAGGTATACAAGCTAAGCCGGAGAATCTACGTGTGATTTATTCCGATGAATACAGCATGTGGCCAACTGTAGCGCCGGACAGCCCTCTTTTTATTGATGTGGCTGATAAAGATCCCAGCATGCTTAAAAGTGGGTCAGTGTATGTTTTTAAGCATAACTACGAGCTAAGAATGAAAAGGATTTTTATAAGCTATGCAGGCGGCACAACAGTAAGGCTTGCAAGTGATAATCCTGACAAGATTCGCTATCCAGATGAATTTATTACTAATGAGCAGCTTAATGAAATTGATTTTATTGGTCGCTTGGAATCTGCTTTAGTTAAACCTTAAAAAAACAAAAGCCGCTATATGCGGCTTAGGTTTTATCAAGATGTTGAATATAGTAGCCCAAAAAAAAGAAGGAAAGCACAATGATCGCAACACTTAATAAATCCAAAACTGCGCTAACAATTAATCGTCAAGAATTTAAATTGGCATTAGGTAAAATTGGCACAGGAGTTGATAAACAAATAGCCTCGCTTAAAAAAGCCAAACAAAGCTATGACGCTGCTGAAATAGCACGCGAGGTCATTAGTGAAGCAAATATCTTTGAGGCGATTATAGAAGGCTTTAACGAAGCAGAAGAGACCAATCTAAAGCTGACGGATATAACTAATCTTGAGGTGGCACAAGGATGGATAGATGAGTTTTTGGAAAAGTATTCTGCGCTCTAAATACCCAATCATTTTTTGTTGGCTGGATAAATAAAAGCCACTATATGCGGCTTGGGTTGAACACAATTTTAATTATGGGAAGTGTGATATGCAAAAAATTGAAATCAATTCCCACAAGATCAGTCATGTGCTTTATCAACACCATTTGCTGACTGTAGTACTTCAGACGGGTGAAAGATTTCTATATCGTCTACTTGAATCCACTACTTTTGCTAAATTTATGGATTCAACAGATAAAGACAAATTTTATAAAACTGAAATTGAAGCGAATAAAAGTTTTAAGCGTATTCAGCTTTTTATTTAGTTAAAATGAATTGCTGTATACAAAATACCATTTTGAATAAGTTATTGAGCTTAATAATATGTAAATGATTTAGTCTAAACTGTAGTTATGATCAATACTTGAAATCCTAAAATATTTCATTGAGTCATCTTCAACTAAATTTTGATCAAATAAAACTATATTCTTACCATTACCAAAAGAACTA